CCTGACGCATTGTTACGGAGGCAAGGCCTCTAAGCCAGTTCAGGTATCCGGCACCGAGGGCAGTGAGAACGCTGCTTGGAACAGACAACGAGTCAATCCAGCCAGTCACCGAATGAAGAGACAGGTCTTGATCTTCAGTATTTCTATTCTCCTGGGACATAAATGCGACAAGGACAGATGCCGTCGAATCGGAAAACGGAGCCACCGGAGTCCAGACATGCCCTCTCCATGGGTCACTATGGGCGTTCAGGGTGGCTGAGTTCGGAGTGATCTGAATCCTTTTTACATAGGAGTATTTCGTTGAGGATGTTGTGCCGGATGTCCCAACCCACTCGATTGTGTTTCCATCTTTTGAGTCGCAAAATCCGCCACACTCAATAAGGCTATAGCCAGACCCAAGAGCCAGTGTTGAAGCAGTTGCCCCGGAGCTGGAGTCAGCCTCGTCATGGTGTCTCAGGTGAAGAGTGGCCCCAACAGCGAAACTGAAGAAAGTATGAGCCCCCGATCCGCCCTGGTCACTCCTGAACACGGTAAGGCCATTGATTGCCCCAGTCTGATCATGGCTAACAGAGAGAGACAATGAACTGGTAAGCTGGTCATGTGTATCCAGGGCATACGTAACTTTGTGCGTGGATCCAGTATACTCGGTAAAGACAACATGCACCTTTGCCCAGTCGGTAGATGTGGCGGAGCTTGGCTGCTTATACTCGGTAACATCAAAAGATGTCTCAGCCGCTGTCTGCCTGTAGGTGGAAGAATTGGCTATAACGTTTCTTTCGTGTATTGTTGTGTTGTCTAGGTCCGAAGCGCCAAAGGCGCACTTGAGTTTCCTCAGATCTATGTTTCCGCTGCCATCAACATATTCATGATAAACGCCAAACTGGTTGTCTGCTGCATTTTGATAGGCCTGGGCGACTATCTTAATCTTGCCTCGATGAACCTTGTCGGCCCTGGCATCACATGTAAATCCCAGGTCACTGACGAGAGGTACCATTGTCTTCGCATCAAGAATTGTGACGCGATACTCGTAGTTGATATTGCTCGTTGCTGAGTTGTAGTAGGCATGCAGCCAGGCAACGCCAATTGTTTCACCCGCATGATCGACAGCAATTGAGGGCGATTCTTGATGATGCCCGTTCCCGTTTGTTACGGAAAACAACTCTGTCTCAAAATGGTTTCTCTTGCCCTGGGTGAGGCTGACGGCATTACCGGTGTCCGTGCTGTGGAAAAGAGTACTGAAAGCATTCTGAAAAAGATAATGGTTACCGCGAACCTCCATAGATCCGACAGGTGCCCCACCTACCGCGACAAGATCAGAACCGGAGCACCCCTTCCGCTTCTCAATCCTGCCAGTCTTCTCAAAGACAGCGTTCTCGAGAACCTCCAGTTGGCCGGGCTTCATTACGATATTAGACGTCTTGGTATCTGCACCAGACGAGAATGGGATACTTACCAGCTTCTTACTTAGGGCCATTAGAACACCCACACACTTACGGTGACTGTTCCACCGGCAGTCAGGTAGAGAAACTTGTCCGGATCGTCATTGGATGACTGGACATCATAGACGTGTTGCGCGGCATTCTTTGAGACGACAATCCATCCTGAGATATTCCTACCAAGGCTATGTGAGATTATCGATGTGGTACCGGATGCTAGATCTATGTCGGGAATAAGCCTGCCATCAAGAATAGAGGCACTGGTGACAGGGAGGAAGATATCCTCCAGCCTCTCCTGAATCCTGTTGAGCGTCGCATCATTAGTGGGGACTCGCTCATATTTTCGCAGTGTCATTAAAGCCCCCAGCGATAGTAAGGCATTACACCTGACGTCTCATCCGTTATCCCAAAAGGTTCTGCTGTATCTCTATTTCTGGCTGCTTCCTCGATACGTGCTGTGATTCTCTCTAGGTCGCGCTCTAGTGCTGCAGTGGAAGTCTCTTCCTTCTGTCTCATTTTGATTGCTGCAACCAGGACAGCATACTCTTCCCAGTTGAGCTCAATACTGTTTGATACAGTTGCGCTATCTGAAGTCAGCTTTGTGCAGGAAGGAACATACCAGATTTTGATACTATCCGTAGAAGTGGGCTCAGGAATGAACTCGATGGATTCACCCCTGATTGCGTACTCGTAGTCCGCGTAGCCCTTACTACTGTAGATAGACACATCGGCCTGATAGCGGTTCCTATCTGCAAAATTAAACCTCTTGACCCTGACGGTGTCGTTGCCCTGAACAGCGTCAACGCCAAGAAGTTTGTAAAAGTCTGAAAGACTTATTGCAGAGAAAGCATAAGTCGATGTCCCCGATGTCAGAGTGAACGAAACGCTGCTGACGTAGTAGTCCTCATACTTCGACACGAGTAAATCGTGCAGCTCGCCTAAGCCGATATTAATGTAGTCATTAACCTCAGCGTCGGCAAAGAAGTCATTTCCAACAGCGTCTGCCCTTCTACGGGCTCTCGTTCTTAGCTCTGACAGAGTAGACATCAGTATTCTTCTTCCTCTGCGGGGCCTGGGTTATGTTCCAGGCAGATATGGATGGCGTCCTTCAGATGTTCTGAGAACGCCTCCTTATCGCCTGACTTCAGGGCACTGAACGCTGCATCAGCAGCATCAGCGAAAGCTGCATCATAATCATCGCCACCCTCGTCGAGGGATTCCATTTCTGGACCCCCGAGAAGCAGGGCTAGATCTGCACCTTTGTCAGCCATAACGACCCCCTATCAGGTATCAGTTTCCCAAATAGTGATGAAGCTGAAGTCAACATCTTTACCGGTCGTGCCATCAGTGGCATCAAATGCAGTAAAGATAATTGATGGACCAATGGTCCCATCCACATGGGTAATTGTTGAAACAACCATACAGCTATCAGCCGTCTGGGTCGTCGCAGTGACTGCAACCAAGGCATCATACGCCCGGTGAAATTGAATAGTCCATGATCCAGTGCCAGAGGTAGCGATACTGAAACCCTCGCCAGACACAACCGACTCAGTGCCAGTACCGTCAACACGGCCAGCGACAATTACCTGCTCTTTGCTTGAACTTGTAGCTAACATTTCACCCTCCCTTAGAGTGCCGCAAGACCGGTAACAACAGCGTTGTAACCAGGGGCCTTGCACAGAATGTTACCGTACCAACCCCAGCGGTACTCTACTCCGTCAGCGTTCTGCTCACGAAGACCAGAGAGGCCGTCGAAGTCGAGGATACGAGGAGCACTTCCGAGAGTTCGGAACTCCCAAGTATCCATCTGAAGAATCCACGCAACTCCTGGCTGGCAGTTGTGGTCGGCATAAACCGGAATCACACCGCTAGGTCCAGCGAGCTCAATGGCACTAAAGCCAACGACACCGGAAACATCATCAGGGCCATAGCGACGACGAGAAGTACCCGCGGTCACTGTTCCTGCCGAGAGAGGAACACCCACCATGTCATTCGCCAGATTCAGCCAAAGATCTGGTGGCAAGAACACGTGAGACGGCAAGCCACCTTCACGATAAACTGTCACCATTGCATTGAGGAGGGACTCCTTGATGGAGCCAGATCCCGTGATTCTTTGACCGCCCAAACGAGTGGTGTCCTGTGAACGGTCAACCCCAAAAAACGAGGTAGCCCCAGGAGCCGATGTTGGACACCATGCTTCGATGCCTGCAAGGCGCTTGAAGTTGGTTGTGGTTGGTGCAGCATTATCCGTCGCATCACCCTCCACATAAAGCAAATCAGCCGATGAGGTAGCATTTGGCCAGACAGCATCTGCGTTTGCATGAATAGTGAAAGACCCAGCCGTGCGGTTTACAGCAGTAATCTCTGCCGCAGCACCACCGTCAAGCAAGGCACTACCCGCGGTACTCGTAGATCGAACGACACGCATGCCGATCTCAAAGTTACGAATGTCCGCAGCGTTCACCAGGGCAATTGTCGTAGTGGACCCATCTACGTTAGTGGCACCAATATGGCCAGTACCGTCACGGTAGACAGCTTGTCCCATTGAGCGAGCAAGTGCATGAAGAGCTGAATCAGTCTTCGCCTTTGCAACATCGAGCAATGAACCCTCGCTGCCATCAGCGGCCAGCAAAGTTTCGTTGTCGAGGCTAACCACCGCGTAGTCCTTCACTCGTGTGACAACGAAGTCTTCGAGCTTGGTTCCACCACGGTTTGTTTGCGCCGTCAGGAAGTTGGCAGATCGTCCAGGCGTTTGCCCGTACTCAACTGCATAGGTTACGTTACGACCTGCGAATGAGGTCACTTTCGGAATCATCGAAAGCAGAGGATTGTTCTTGTAGACAAGATTCTCGACCTTCTTGATGGGGTACATGTGCTTCATGGCCGCATCGAAGTTGGTCAAATTAAAAGAAGCCATAGCTCCCTCCTATAATCACGTAAAGAGTTTGCCCTTGTACATGTCCTTGATGTCATCAAGGCTCATGTCGTCGGACTCAGTCCGCGTAGTTTGTTCTCTCCAACGGGATGAAAGTGTAGCTTGTGATCCCTTCACTCTTTTTGTTGCGCCCGGATAGTATTTCTCGAGTCTCGCCAGAACTTTCGGGTCCTGGTAAAACTCCTCTTCACGCTTACGGAGACCGTCTTCAATCTTCTTAAATGCTTCTTCTATTTCGAGTTGTTCGCCTGTTTGGCGGTAATAAGTAATCATACCATTAACTACGTCTTGCGCGCTACAAGACTCCTTAATGTGCTCAAAGCCTTCGTTGCTCGTCGCAAACTTCTCAACCTCACCAACGAGGGATTGGTATGCCCGGTTGCTCTGAGACTTCTGGGCATTTTCCGCAGCGGCCTTATCTCGTCTGGCAATCTCAGCCTTTAACGCTGCGACTTCTTTAGCATTTTTGCCAATCTGCTGCTGTGTTGTCGGAGGCGCACCCTCCCCTTGAATCATCCGCTCGGTCCAGTCCTTATAGACACCCATTGGATCTAGGCCCTGAGACTTAAAGAACTCTGACGGATTTTCCTGCATCAATCTTTTGGCAGCCTGAAACTTCTCAACCTCTTCGTTCTTAGATCTTAGGCTGGTCTCCTGCTCCTTCAGGCCAATCTCACGCTTACGGAGCTCCTTGTCTCGTCGGAGGTTCTCAAGAAATTCCTTACTCTTCGGCTTCTCTTGGGCTGGCTCCGCAGATGGGGCCACAAGGGGAGAGGCTTCTTCCGAAAAGATATTGAATGACTCTGGGTCGCTAACTTCGGCGACCGGCTCACTTGCTTCTGGTGCTGACTCTTCGCTCATTAAAATGCTCCTATGCTATGCCCGGTAAAGGGGCTGCTATTCCTGGCTCTGGTAGTGCTGGTGGTCCACCTGGTCCTGGCGGAAGGCCGGGCGGTAGTCCTGGTGGTAATCCTGGTGGAAGCCCAGGTGGCCCCGCCATTCCCGGTGGTAATCCAGGCGGCATTCCCGGCATCGGTCCTGGCGGAGGCCCTGCCATTGGACCAGCCATTGGGGATGGAGGAGGTCCTTGTGGCATTGCTGGAGGCGGGGCCATCATCGAATCGGCCTGCGCGAGCCATCTTCGGAGTAACTCCCGCCTATCTTCTGGTTCGTCATTAATAATCGCTAGATTGTATGCCTGCTGAATCCTGCTGATTCCGTATTCGAGTGCCATGTATGGCTCGGGTGGGACATACTCACCATCCTCAAGCATCCGCTCGATAGCTAGATCAATGACTTCAATATGAGCTGTCTTGAGATTGTTGGCTGTCTCGAGGTCTGGGAAGTCGAGGAGCTGGTGCGCCTCCTCTTTAGAGAACATTCCGTTGAGCATCATCTCGTTTACCGAGGCTAGCTTGGCCGCCGGTGTCTGGGGCAGTGAGCCAATAGGCTTAATCTGCATGATGTACTCATCAGCCTCCAGGTCGATCTCATTCCACTCAATCTGCTCTAGGCCACTCTTTCTGTCGAAACTTGCAATCGTGTACGGATTACCGTCCTCGTGTAAATCCTTAATCATCTCAATGGCTTGCTCAGCAACATCGATGAAAAGACGCTCATACGCCTGGCCCACGACCATAAATCTCTCAGATTCTATGTCAGAAAACTCCCTGAGGGCGCGTCCTGATTCTAGACCGACGGGTTTTTTACTTTGAGCTGCAAGTTGGGAGATCCCAGTCATTTCATAGGCGCGCTCAACCAGTCGGTCCAAGTGGGAGAACATCTCACCCGATACAGCTCTAGGCACAAAGAACTGTGGTGGCGTTCCCCGATAAGTGATGGCGCCCCACACCTTATTGCTCAGGTGGGTCTGGACTATCTTCGAGGTATCCTCAATGAACACCTTAGGAGTAGCCAGGTGCATCTGCTCTTGGATTCTCGCCAGGAGTTTGTTGATCTCGATCTGGATTCCCTTCACCTCTTTGGTGAGACCATTGCCCCAGAAGGACATCGGGTTCTCGCTCCACTTCAGGAAGGCAAACGGGAAGTACTCCTTGGTCCACTCCTCATCGAGCAGGGTGACATCATGGATACAGATAACGTGTCGCCCATCGGAGGCTTCTGGGCCCGAGGGAAGATGCCACGCCTCATGACATTCAATCATGTCAGAGTCTCGCCCATTATCGTATCCCTCATCCGTCTTGGATGAAGTATCGAGAATCTCGACTCTTTTCTCAGGGAACATCTCAGCCAGCATGTGGCGGGAGACCTTCTTGGTCTGAAAGAGCTGGCGAGGCATATTCCCGTTCTCTGCTTCAACGGGATCTAGCGTGAGCTCCCATACGGGAACCCTCTCCACCTTGACCTTTCCGTGCTCGGCAAAGACCTTCATGACGCCTGTTCCGGTGATGCAGCAATCGAGGAAGATTTTCTGAGCAACCGAGTAAATGTTCAGGGAGTAGAAAAGGCCCTGCATCAGCTTCGTAAACTGCTTAGCCTTTCTCTGCTGGGAGAAGGCTCCGCCCTCGGTGAGGAAGTTTACGGCTGGTCTATGTTTGGCGATTTTGGCCGTAGCGGCCTGGCAGATGGAGTGGATGATGTTGAAGGTCAGTCTTGGCTGACGCATCGAGGCATACCCCTGCATGCCATACATGAATCGACTATGTGTCGGTCTCCCGTTGTAGAGTCCCGAGTGGACGGCCGTCTCCGTGTAGTACTGATCCTGCTCTTCTCGGAGTGTTTTGACGAACGAAGCGATGTCCGAATGAGGCTCGCCCTCGGACTTCCACCAGAAATTGTTGTCGAACACTCCGTTATTCATCCCTCAGCACTCCAGTAGAGGTAGTCATCCTCTGTGTTTCCTAGATCATCAACATGCTCGAGGCGAACATTCTGGGTAGCGCTCTCCGTTATCGGTTCCGCTCCCTGGTCGTAATCGCCAAAGTCAAACTTCCTGGGCTGAGCCAATGCCACCATGGGGGTTCCCCCAAGCTCAATCTCGACTTCAGCGTCTTTGTAACGAACTACGCCATGCTCAGCGAGCATCTTCAGCATGCTCTTTAGCTTCTTCGTTGTTGGAACCGCTGCGTTGAATACTTTTGTCATTCCCTGCTCCTAATTAAACCAGAGGTCAGATTCGTTGTATCCTTCCCCCCATAGGTCCTTATCGTAACTCTCCTGGTACTGTTCATCAAGTAGTCGTTGCTCAATCTTATCCTCAAGCTGCTTATAGTACTCCTCAGAGCCCGCAACGACTCCCGGAACCTTCGCTTCATAGAGGTAGTGGCGACATTCCACCCACGCATAGAGGGCAGCATCGGATAAGTGGTTGTCATATCTACGGTCTTCGGCGGTTCCAGCCCTGTTGAATTGGAGCCTATCCCACTCCTCAAGTAGCTCCATCCCCCTTTTGACCTTCACAATGCTCCCTTTTAGGTCCGAATTCATCATCTTAATGAGCCCAACCTTGTCCCCTGTTTTCCTCGCGGGCTTGACTGGGAGTCTACTTCTCTCTTTGAATGTCTCTAGAACCATTCGAGATGCACCACCCCCGGTGTCCATGACGATAGACGTGAAGTCATAGTCGGTCATAAACCGCTTGATCTTGTCTTCGACGTCGGATGTGAGCATGCGCCTCTCCTTGTATTCATCAACGAGGTAGAGGTGTGGATGATCTGGAGACCAGGCAGCTACGACAAAGGCGGTGGCATCATGATAACCAAGGTCGACTCCGAGGACGTATTCCCAGTCATTACTATCGGGGGTTTTCTCAAACAGATTATGCTCAGCGTAGGAATAGACGACCTCCTGGTCATCACGGACCCAGAGGCCAAGATATTCTCGTTTGAAGGAAGCGTCGTTTGGGTCGAGGATCCCATTCTCAATATCTTGCTGGATAGCTCGCATTGCATGTCGCATGTACGGGTTGTCTTTCACTGTCCACCGGTGAATTGAGAAATTATAGGCCCCTTTCTCGGTGATGTCGTAGAAGAACCCAGAGCATGCGCTGTTTGGGGTGGAAATCATAACCAACGAGCCATCCATATCGAGTAGAGCTGGTGTCAGTACCTCGTTAACTAGCTCCTTTAGGTCGATATTGAAGAAAGCCGCCTCATCGAGCACAGCAAGTGAGAAGGCTGCACCACGAAGCTTATCAACATCCGAGGCGTCGTTCGCCCCGGTAAACAAGATCTGACTATTGTTCTTGAGAGTCGCAATGAGGTCAGCGTTGTTGAACTTAATCCCCAGGCGGAACTTCTGATTGAGCTCTTTGAGGGAGGTCCACAGGATACGCTTGGCTGCTTCCCTCGTTCTGGCGATATAGACACAGGTAGAGCCGTCATTCTCCATGGCCTCTTGGACCAAGTAACGACCAGCCGCATAACTCTTCCCGCTTCGGCGACTACAGATAGCCGCTTTTCTTCGAGAGTCATCTTCGATGAATTCCAACTGCTCCTTGAAGAGCATCTTGCGCAAGTTCAGTATGTTACTTCGACGACTTCGCTTCTGTGCCTCATTGAGGCCCTTCTTTCTCCCGAACCTAACAGCCATCGCCTCGAGGACCTCTCGGTCGGTGAGGGTGACAGTCGGGAGAGCTCTATCTTTCTTCTTACGAGGCATATGCGGCTCCACCTTCCTCAGGATGGAGAATGGTGTAGATCACAGAGGGTAAGAGGTTCCCTACAAACTTAGCATCCCACTTCCTCCGAGCGTCGAGCTGCTGCATGTGCCACGACCAGAACGTACAGAAGATAGGAGTCCCTTCGGGATAAACGTGACGCAGAAGGTCATTGGCAATCCCGTTCTTGCGGAAGTTCTTCTTCACGAAGATGAAGTGCAGGAGGTTCGTGTCTTCGAGTTTCCCGTGAGCAATCCACCCAATGATGTGGTTGGGGTCATCGTCCGGGCACCAGACAGAGATGGCCTCTTCCTTGATGACGTTATCAATGAGGCAGCGTGTCATACGGGTCACTGTCTTGGTGGGACACTTCACCGAGTGGAGCCATGAGTGGTATACGAAGTCCTCGTCTAGTGGCTTAACTTTCCGAATCATCTGTCTTCGGCCTTTCTCTGATAATCTTGCGGCTAATCTTGAGAAGGTCGTCATTAGACATTGATGATATTGCGTCAGATTTCAGGACGGCCTCGATCTCGAGTAATTTCTTCATTCCTGAATAACAGGAGTCTAGCTTCTGTAGGTCTTTGGGGTCGAGCTCCCCACCGGAGTCCACCTTAGTCTTCAATGAAGAGATCTGACTCTCGGTGATGGAGAAGAGGTCACTCCAGAGCTTGTGCTTGTCCTTCGTGTAAAGGACGCTGACCTTCTGGCCCTGGACGCTATAGGCACCCGGCGTGCGATTCTTCTTGGTTGCGGTCATTCTTTCCTCCTAGCTACTCTAAAAAGTCTAATCGATTGATTGCACTGAGAGCAAGAGGTCGGTAGCATGGAAGAACCCCCACGAGCTACGGAGTAGACGCCAGTGACTACGGTCACCCTTTAGGCGGACGCGCAACCCCTGTCGCCCTTCGGCGCTAGACGAACTATCTAGACATCTAGAGCCCACCCCAGTTGGATATCGGCAGGGGCAACGGACGTAGCTTCCCGTTGGAGCACAATACGGGTAACCAATCCCGCGGGCTTTTGCTAGATTAATCCGGAGGGGGGTGCTTTAGAGGGATTCATAAGACTTACGCGCCGCGTTAGACTCAAAATGGGTAGAGATTCATGGAGGGTGTTTGGCTTAGGGTGCGGTGATTTGATAAAGGGGGCACCCCCTCACTATCTCACTGACAGAAGCACGGAAAAAGACAACACAGACACACCACCAACGACGACGACGACACAACACACCGACCCACGACACCCCAACGCTTGACACACCTCCACCAAAACAAGCCATCAACCGACCTAACTACCTGGAACTACGAAGATCACACGAGCAAATCACGCACAAAAAGCGTACCCATTCGCTCCTTCTGCGCTCCTTTTCCACCCACTTTCGCCCCGAAAGACGATGCTTCGAGCACCTATCAGCACTGTCTCCGACGGCCACGGACTCGCCCGTGGACAGCGACCCAGTATGGACTGGGAGCCATCAGAGATACATCTCTGAACTCTCACGGGCTTCTTTTCCTGAAGAAGCAAACGTAGAGAACCTGCAACTCTCGAGCAGGACTACCGACGCTCCCGAAGACATCGAGTACAATGTCTCCGACAGCTTACGAGTCCTGCACTCGGTCACACGTTCTCTCCACCACAAGTCCGAGAACCTTGGCGATGTTCTTCGCGGGTCTGCATAACACGTGGACTACCGACACCTGGAGTACCAGGCTTACGAGTCCATCCGTGGACCCGCTCAATGGACTA